TTATTTCCCTCTTTGTCTTTTAATTCAGTTTATACTATATCACATTTTCGAGTCTCACGGAGTCTCATTTTATAAAATTTCTATAAAATTTCAAAGTTTTCCAGTGCACTATCATATATTCTGTATAGTTTCGCCTTACTTACTCCCATTTTTCGTTGTATCACTTTATTGTTTTCTCTAAGTAAATAGTACCTTGTAAGCGCTTCTTTTTCTTGCTCATCATTCATTTTGTTTATTGCTTTTCTGATGCGTTCGTACCGGATCACGCTTTCAACCCATTCTTTTTTTAACTCCTCCATGAGGCTTTCGATCTTTGCCGTGTAATCTGATAGATCCTTTTGACTGCTGCCCCGTGGCATCCCATCGCCTTGCAACGCCGGAAACATCGTGTCAAGTCTTAGTTGTTGTATTTGGTCTTTTATCAACGCTTCTCTATTCTTTGCTTTTATGTATCCCTTGAGGTATTCTTTTTTCTGTTCGATTTCTTCCCATTTCTGCATTATTATTACCTCTCGTCCTTCTCCAGTATTCCAGTACGGTTTCCTTTCTTAACTGCTGCCCCTGCGCTCGGATCAGCGCGGCAGCACTTGGTTCATTTGTGTTGCTCAATGTATCAGCTCCTACTCTACTTTCATAAATCTGCTCATAATGTGTTTCTTGCATGATGACTTCTCTTTCTTAGGTTGTCTGTACGGCTTTGGAAGTGACTGCCATGCGATCACATCCGGATTTTTCCATTCTGGATAGTTATCTAACATCCACCCTTCTTCTTTTTCGTAAAGTGCAAATTCAAAAGCGTTATCAAATAATATGTTATCTGCTGGTTTTCCGCTTACTTGTACCAACACTATTTCTTCACAATCTTCCGGCAATCTCTCTTCTACCGGAATCCAACCATCATTGCTAGGGACATTTGTGTCCTTACCGACATTAACAACTATCTTAGACTCTCCGCAAAATTCAAAGCAATTATTAAGCCAATCAATAACATAGTCTAAATAATACGAGCTATACCCCACTGTGTAATGATCTTCACCCACTTTTTTGTACTTGATCCCATAATATGGTTTCCCGTCAGTCTTACGCGATATTATTTCCGCGCTTGTTACTTTTTCTTTTTCATTCATGTGTGAACGAATGATATCTTTTACCCTACTCGCCCGCACATACCCATCCACCTCCATATTACCTATATAAATAGGCGCATCTTCTTGAAATGTCGCTTCTTCAATCTCTTCCAGAATCTTCTCTAGTACATTCATCGCTATTCTCCTTTTTCGGTCTGCCACGTTTCCGCATCCCTTTTAATCCATATGCTTTTACTCCAGCTATGACCGTTGCTACTGATATGTCTAACAAATATGCTATTTCTACGTTCGACTTTCCTTCGTTCACATATTTTTTCAGTTTCTCTACGTCGTAACACTTTTTGTACATTCGTTTCCGTGATCCGTCTTTTCCCGCATCGCTTTCCATTTTTACCTCTCCATTAAAATCAACTTAATTCAACCGATCTAACGGACATTTACCGCTCTCTCGTTGCATATCACACTCGCCGTAGCTGTCTATTGTGTTTCTGTACTCACAGTAGTGCTCGCATATGTCCTCGCACACCTCTTCAATGATCGTTACTGTGCTTTTTGTTTCATCTTCCATCGATTCACCTCTTTCTAAGAAAATCATTCAGTTCCTTTGTGCACTCCCTGCACAATTCATAATCACAGTATGAATAATCATATCCGCTTGGATTCCCATTTAAAATGCTTAATATACCAATCTTTTTTAACTTAGAGGTCCATCCGATATAATGAATCTGTTTTCCACATCTATCGCATACTTTTTTACATATCGTTGCCATTAAATCCACTCCAATCTAATCTTTGTCCGCAATCATCACAGTATTCTTGCCCGTATACATCTATTGATCCGCAAGAAGGACATTCGTACATGGGTGCAAATTTTGTTATGTGTTCAATCGGCTTCTTTTCTGTGCTTCGTTCTTTCAATTTGCGAATTTGTTCCGGGGTGAGCCCTGTATCCTCGTACTCAGCCAACCGATTTGCTAATTCATATACCCCATCTTCCATGAAATCGCACGAATGATATGTATATCCTGCTTCTGTCAATCTTTTCATTCCTACTCTCCTTTCGATCAAAAACCTTTATCGTTTCACTCCCAAATCAAAAATACTTAACTGGTTTTCTACTTCCTTAAGTCTTTTTCTTGCTTTTTGATACATTTTCTCGTTTATTTCAAATCCGACATACCTGATTCCTGCTTCATGGTACGCGATCAGGCTGCTTGCGCTGCCGGTGTGAGTATCAAGCACATTCCATCCCGGTTTGATGTACTCTCTTGCAATCCACCTATACAGATCTATCGGTTTCTGTGTCGGATGGATCCGGTGCTCGTTCGTTTTTTTGTTGCCTTTTTGAATCCACCCTTCGTCTACGCTTTTGCCTTGCATCATACCATCCCACATGTATCGGAATGTTTTTACCGTATCATGTAAACTGCAATACGCTATCTCCGCATCAGAAAATGTCATGTTGCTTCTGCATTTATCCCATACAATCCGTCCGGATCCGAAATGATAATCAAAATAATTGCATCCCCATACAATTTGATGGCGTGACACTCTTATGAGTTCGTCAAAATACTCCATTCCAGGTACATCCCATGTATCAATTATGTCGTATTCCCTGCGCTTAATCAGTGTTGTACTCTCAGACCTACCATAATATCTGCGCTTGTTTGGTCCTGCAAAATACGGCGGATCTACAACAGCGATGTCAAAAAACTTGTCTGGGAACTCTCTCATACCGTCCATGCAATTCATGTTGTAAAATCCATAATTTAGCATTTTAATCACCTCATCTCAACCGCGTACTGGTTTCTTTACTTGTTCGCTCTAATCCCCAACTCAATCCCTAGTTCTTCTTTGATCATTTTTATATAATCATTCCAACTTGCCATATCGTCCATGATGCACTCCGCTTTTTTGTTAAATCGCTTGATAAATCGGTCGCATCTTTGTGTTCCAAAGCCGAACTCGTCATGTAAGGTCGCTACGGAAAGGATTTTTACTGTATCTACTGTCTGTTCTTTGATCTTGATTGTCGCTCTGTTAATGTCTTTTTTTGCTAAGGCGGTGCGGATTCCGGTGATATTCCTGAATTCAATTTCTTTTTCAAGTGCTTCGACACCCTCGTTTTTGACGATTTCGAGTGCCATTAATAACCCGTCTTCCCGTCCTGTTATGTAATCGTTTCTTTTCGCCATTGTTTTTCCTCTTTTTTATCCTTTTTTTCGAGATGTCAAAATCCCACTTTCAAACAGTAATTACTGTTTGTAGTGGGTTTTTGATTGATCCTTTTTTCTATCCTTTTATACTATAATTTCTTCGGCGCTTATGCAGTATTTGTGATGCAACCCTTTTTCTGTCCTGTAATAAAGATCGCCTGTTTCGGCGCTCCATCCCCAATCAGTCACATCATAAACGGTCTTGATGCCTGTTTTTGTTTTAATTTTTAAAATTCTCACGTTTTCCTCCTTTCTCCCGCCGCATAAAACGGCGGGGAAACCTGTATTTACTGGTTGCGCGTGACATTTTATGTATCATCGCCATACGGCGGAGGTACTAAAGGTAATTCTTTCTTGCGATCTGTTCCCATTCTTTTCGGGTGTGAACCTTTTCAAACTCTGTTTGTGCGATTTTACAGAGCAGCTCCCTTGTTTTTCGGCTGTTGTGTACTGCCTGCTGCCCCGTTCGATGATGCTCAATGCATAGGTCTACTTTTAACCCGTTTTCTTCAGATATCGCTCTTTGTCCTGCCCCGAACAGGATATGATGCTCTTCCGTCTGCTTTACGGAATAGTCACCATTTAACCGGGCGCATAAGTAGCAAATGCCCTTTTGACTGTTTAAAATGCTTTTTTTGTGGATTTTCCGTTTTTTCTTCTTTCCCGGCTTCGGGAAAGCCATGTCCGAATAGTCAATGCTCATCTTCCGTCTCCTGTGTGTATAACTCATGAGTCCCGTTTAGGATCTTTAGTTCTTCCAGTGATCGAAATGAGAACCCCATCTGCTGAAGTAATCTATAGAAGTCTCTTAGGCATTTCATCCCTTTTTCGTAGTGTCCGTAATAGTCAGTTGCTTCGTACGGCTCTGCCGTCCGGGTCAAGAGGATCAGCATTTGCTTTTCTTGGCTTATTTCTGCAAATTCTTTTTCGATCCGTTCTTTTTCCTCTTCTTTCGCTTCGTACGCGTTTTCGATCCCGTAAAATCCATACACCGCGTTCATGTGTGCTACGCTTCCGCCGTCCGTTATCCGGTTTATCATGATCTTCCAGCCTGTTTCTTTTACATCAACTTCTTTCGGTATTGTGATTTTTCCCGACACAAGTTCTTTAATAAAATCGTTCCTTTCCCTTCTCATCCTTTTCAGGATTTCCGTTATTTTTCTTTTGTTTTCCTTGATTTTCTCCGTTTTCTTTTCCTGTTCCGTTTTTTCCCGCTCTTTTTGTATTACTTTTTTTACTACATAGATCCTATCGTAGTATTGATAATAATAGAGCTGATCTTTTGTGTCTTGCAGATCGATTTTTGTTTGATCCTCCCACTGTGATAGATCAATATTTGTTATCTCTTTCCATTTTCCGGTCCATCTTTCTTCTTTCGCTCTTTTCGGCGCGGCTTTTACTCCTTTTTCTTCCAGTATTTCAAACACTATTTGAGCGTTTTTCTTTATTTTTTCTTCTTTCACGGCCTGTTTTGCTTTCCATGCGATTTCGCGTGACGATACTGCAGTCTTAAGGATTTCATTCCTTTTTTTGATGTCTTGTACCTTCTCCAGCTCGTAAAGGTCCGTTAATGTGAGTTGGAAGTCCTTATTTTTTTCGCGCCTCGTAAGTGTTTCTTGATCCAGTTTTGCAAGATTTAACCTATGTCGTACTGTACTTCTGCTAAATCCGGTCTTTTCCGCGATTGTTGTTTCTGTTTCTCCCAAATCCAACATGAGCTGGAATCCTTGTGCTTGCTCGCTTACTGATAGATCGCTGCGCTGCATGTTTTCCAACAACATCGTTGATATTTGCTCTTTTTCCGTCATTTCCACAACGGAACAGGGCATTGTTTTCAATCCCGCTTTTCTCGCTGCCGTCAGTCTTCGGTTTCCGATCACTACAAGATAGTGGTCTTTTTTGTCCGGGTTTGGTACTACAGTCAAATTTTGCATTACGCCACGAGCTTTTATGCTTTCCGCCAGCTCGTCAATGTCGGTGTATACCTTCCGCACGTTCTGCGGGTGTATGTCTAACTGTTCGATTGCAATATCTTGTATCATATCTGCTCTCCTTTCAGTAATTTTTCCACTTCCCACCAGGTAAACGATCTTTTGATCCCGTAAGGGTTTTCAAAAAGTGCGTGGTGTGGAAACGCTTTTAAAAAGCGCATCCGTTTCTTGATGGCAGTGTGTTTTTCGCTTCTTTCCGGCTGCTGCCGGAAAATCAACGTATATATCTTTCCTTCAACGAGTCTTGGGCGGTTGCCGATGTATTCCCTTGCGTTTTTCGCGCATCTTGCTTCTTTTGTAATTCTCATGGTGTCCTCCTTATGTTAGTTCTTCTCTTAGCAATCCCTGATAATCATTGCTGGCGCAAAAGCGAAATTCCGTTTCGTGTTTCTCCGCTTCCTCAAGGTACATTTTCCATAATTCTTTATTTTGGACTTCCGCGCCTGTGGCTTTTTTCCACTCGGATCGCCGCCACTTCTCCGGCGCTCCTTGTTCTGAAATATTTTTGATATAAGCGTTATCAGTGTGAATTACAACATGACACTGCTCTTTTAATTTTTGTAATGATTTTATGATTGCGATCAGCGTCAATCTGTTGTAAGTAGATTCGCACTCTTCGCCACTCATGACCCGGTATGCTTCTTCTCCGTTTGACCTAGTAAATACTAGGGCGGATGCGTATTTCCCATCTTTTACAATGGGGGATTTTATGGTGGTTTCTATGTAGATATTTACTGTTTTCATTTTAAATCCTCCTGTGGATTCTGATCAGTGTGTATCTGCGGTATCTCATCCCCGTAGCCGGGTTGATCCCCTCGTAACTGTTTGCGATGTAATAGCCTTTTTTGGGTTTTACTTCTTTTTGCCAGCGTACAAGTTTTTGGGATTTCGGTTCGGGTAACGGCATATTTTTCGCATGGTTGTAGCTTGCTTCTTTTAGTCGCGGTTTTCCTTTGCTTCCGTCCGATCGTTTTTCTCTTGTTTTTTCGTTTTTTGTCATATAGTTTGCCAGTTTTGTAAAATCCTCATCGTAAAACCGGCTTTTTTTGATCTGCGTAATATAGATTGCTCCGTGTTCCCATGCATCTTCGATCCATTCTGCCGCCCCTGATGTTTTTTTAATGACTAGATGGATGTGCCATGCACCCTTTGTGCCCCGCTCTATGTTTCTGATCCAGTAAAACGGAGTGTTTGCCTTTTTATATTTCGGACGGAGCTTTCGGAGTGCTTTTTGTAAGTCTTTTAGTGCCACTGTCATGTCTTTCGGTCTTTGCTCGACTTTGTAGGTGTATGTTACAAAGTAGTCTCCTGCATCAAAATATTCGATCAGTAATCGTCTGCATATCTTCGCTCGGTTGGCTTGGTTGACTGCCGCCATCTGTTCCGGCGTCGGTTTCTTTTTCTTTTGCCGTGCCTTTCCTTTTGCTCCATATCTTCCGTCTGGATATTCCTCTACGTCGTAGACGTCTCCGCCCCGTAATTTGTACGTTTTTCTCCGTGTTGCCATCTTTTATCTGTCCTAACTTTAATATCTTTATCGAGGTTTAAAAGCGGGAGTCCCCGCGTGTATCGCTTGACTTCCCGCCTCTTATTTGATACAATATATTTGTCCTAACAAGAGGCGGGAACGCCATCTTTTAAGCGCATCAGTTGCTGTGATGCGCTTTTTTTAATTGATTACATATGTACCGCCGCGCTTTTTTTGCTTTTCGCGCGCATACGCTTCGACTTCCGATCTGGTCATTGTCTTGCACTCTAATGCGTACGGATCTCCCCAGCGGATGATCCACAAAATAACTTCTTCTTTCATTTCATGAGGTGTTTCGCTGCTTCTCTCGCTATTTCTTGTGCTGATTTTTTTATTTCCTCTTCTATTTCTTCTTGCGTCATTGTGGATGTTTTAACTATTTTTTGCATTGACTTTTCTGCGTGTTTTTTTCCGTACTCTTCTTCGAGGATGTTTCTTATTCCTCTTAATATCATGACTGTTTCTGCTTCTAATAATATTAAATTTCCTTTTATTTCCACATTGCCTTTACTGCATTTAATCATCTTTACAAATTCCTTTCGTTAAAATGTTTTTTAGTTTTTGAATCTGATCTCCATCAAGTCCGCTAACATTAAATATTCTTGTGCTTTCTTTGTCTCTCCATGCGTTTCGCAGACCTTATCTCTGAACTGCGCAAGCGTTCCGTAGAAACATCCACAGCGTACGCCTACATCTCCATCTTTAAGCCGGAAGAATGTGGTTGTGCGATTACAAGATCCGAAACCGTGAGCATATGCATAATCCTTATCGCCGGAAACCCGTGCATCGCCGAAAACCTGTGCATCGCCGGAAACCCGTGCATTGCCGGAAACCCGTGCATTGCCGGAAACCTGTGCATCGCCGAAAACCCGTGCATTGCCGGAAACCCATGCATTGCCGAAAACCCGTGCATCGCCGAAAACCTGTGTATCGCCGGAAACCCGTGCATTGCCGGAAACCCGTGCATTGCCGAAAACCCGTGCATTGCCGAAAACCCATGCATCGCCGAAAACCTGTGCATCGCCGAAAACCAGTGCATTGCCGAAAACCTGTGCATTGCCGGAGATCCGTGCATCGTCGGAAACCCATGCATCGCCCATATGACTCAGGTTTTCTTCTTTTTCTATGTATCCTCCCAAATCCCCGGCTTTTACATTGCCAAACTCAATTAACGCTTTAATGCGAAACAGTTTCACGCCGGAAATATCTACAATAAATTCGCTTGTTAGTTTAAACTTCTTCACTTTTCTCATCCTTTCTGTTACAATAATCTTGGTTGTTTAGTTATGCGTCCTAGAGGCTGCCGCCTCTTATGGGCGCTTTTTTGTTCTGTAAACGTCAAAGTCTTCTTGGTTGCCTACGCTTCCCCACGATGTGATCTGATCATTTTTTACAAGTACGACCGTATTTACATAATCCTGATCGTATTTCAGACACCAATCTTCGAGCAGATCCAAGATGCAGTTCATTTCTTCTTCGGCGTCTTTCTTTATTTCTTCGTCCATTTCTTTGTTCACCTCCTTAGATCGGTCCTGCCTGCAGGATGTAAATAATCACAGCCATCACCGCATTTAACATCATGCTGGCAACCGTTACTGTGACCAGTCCTCTTGCAGCATTGTCTCTTTCTTTTCTTTTGCGCTGGATCTTTCGTTTCTCCCGCTTGTGATCC